CTAGGACTCAGCGCTCGTCGTGTCTCCATACCGCCCTATGGGGCGCTCGGCACTTGACCTTGCGGCAGCTTCCAGCATTCGAGCCGCCGGATTCGTTTCGGCCGCACCGGCCTGATTGTAGCCGATGACACTGACCACCGATCGGTGATCGGTCATTGCCATAATGGCTGGCAGGGCAATTCCTTGCCTAGCACCTTCCGTTACGAAACCCGATCGTAGGCTGTGACCGCCAAAGCTCCCCACCAATCCGGCAGCGCGGGCGCGATTCTGGATGATGGTGGCCACCGACTTGGGTGACAAGCCGGCCCCAACTTTCCCGCGTGTCAATTGGCGGAAGAGGGCACCCTCCTGCAGTCCAGCCGCTTCGATCCAGGTGCGAAGCGCTTCGGCCGGTGGACCTAACAAGGGCTTGTCCGGCGAGCCGCCTGCTTTGACGCCCTCCTGAAGCGTTTTGCCGACGTCCAGGTGGTAGAGGTAGCCGCCGTCGATCGGCGCAAGCTTGCTCAAGACGGCATGGGCCGTCTCGCTCCGACGGCGCCCACCACTGGCGAAGGCGAAGTAGAGCAGGGCACGATCACGTTTCCCAACAAGATCGTCCTCACAGGTCGCAATCATCGCCATCAATTCGGTCGCAGTGATCGCCGTCTTCTTGCTCGGCCGCTCGCCGCGCTTATGTGCGGCGCGACGGCCCTTGGCCAGCAGCTGCCGAACCTCGCTGCTTTCGCAGGGATTGGCCAGCTTGAGCAATTGATGGGCGCTGGAGAGCACCGCAACGCGGTGGACGATGGTCGACAGCTTGAGCGGTCCTTGGCGCTGCTTGAATTTGCCTTCCACCAAAAGCGCATCCAGTGTCGGCGGCAGCTCCCAGGTCAGGGCATCGCCTGAGCGCCGGGCCAGATGATCGATGATGAACTGGATCACGCAAGACGCGTCGACCGGCATGGCGATGACCGCTCCGTAGCGGCCTTGGTACCAGGCCGCCCAGTAGCGCAAGGCGGTGGCGTAACTGCGCGTGGTGTTGGCCGAGGCCGCTTCGGCGAAGACTTCGCGCACCGCGTCCGCCGAGGACTGCGAGAGCTGCGCCACAGTCGGATTGGCAGGAGCCGCGGTGGTCAGAGCTGGAAGAAGGTCGCTCATAAGTGGTTGAAAGTAGGGATTAAAAATAGCCTGAGTTCCGATAAATATATCTTATCGGAACCGTATATGTCGCACTTACTAAGATCACGGAGACACGTTCGGTGTCAGTCTCGAAGGATCGAAATGGCCGTCTATGTTGTCACCTGGAATTTGAACCGAGAAGCCAACTACGACGCAAAGAGGACTGCGTTCCTCAAGCACCTGGAGCGCTACCAGAACGTAGCAGATCCTGATCTGGAGTCGGTCCGCTGGGTGTCCGGGGATATGAGCGCTCACGATCTATCTGCCGATCTTCAACAGAAGCTCGATAAGAATGACGGGATTTTTGTATCCCAGCTTGTCCGTGGCGAGTACCAAGGCTACCTCAGCAAGGCGACATGGGAATGGATCAGTCAGCGCCTTGACTGACACCGCCGAAGTCCAAGGGGTTCTGACGTGGTTGGGGCTCGGGGACCGCGACACCGGAGCCAGCAAGTGAATTGTTCGCTTGGACTCTTCAAAATTGGAGGGTCCAAGCCGCTGAGCTAGCTCAGAAATGAAGCCGACGGTCATAGCCGTCTCCCAAATTAGATGCTCTCGAAAGCGCGTGGCTGCAACGCCTTGGCAACATCATTGGAGATGCAACAGATTCGCGACGCACCATTGGTGATGCACCAAGATCACAGCGAGTCATTGGGACTGCACGTAGCTCAGCGCATCAATTGCTACAAGTTGCCGCGCAAGCTGCCCCAAATTCGCAGCGCTCAACACCTTAAACGAAAAACCGGCCCAAGGGCCGGTCAGTTTCCGATCACGCACGATCAGGCTCCATGCCAGAGTAGGAGCCGGGGAGACGGCAAGAGTCGTGCCAGCCAGTCCCGGATGATCTTGAACATAATATACAGAATGGGTCAGTAGGCCGCCGCTAACCGCCTGATTTTGGGCGGTTTTTGCGTTTGCGAGGCCCGGCATCGACAGCGCTACCAGCGCGACGACCGCAGCCGCCGCGCCCATTCGGTCCAGCATCAGTCGCCACAGGGCGCGTTCGGTCGCCGTCGTGGCGCGCTCGGCATGGATCATGGCGATCCAAGTCGGGCCATCGAGCTTCGCAAGAGCGCAGATCTGCGCAATTCGCTCATCAGAGATCGGTTTTTCGCCCGCGCGGGCCTTCGACAGCAGTTGCCTCTGAATTCCCAGTCGGGCCGCCAAAGCGTTGTCAGACGGGATTCCCGTGCGTTCGCGGGCGGCATCTAGCAGTTCACCTACGGCGGTCATGGTGTCCTCTTGGTTGACAACGTGTGGTCCTTTTAGATTACATGCTCCGCGTGGTCCAGATGGACCACACCCGCCACCGGCACCCCAAGGCCGCTGGCGGGTTCCCTTGGGGTAGGGGCTTGGGGAGAGGGCAGGGCGATGGATGCGGCCGTTCTAGGCATCGTGGGGATGTGCTTGATCGCGGTGATCGTGGGCTTGGCCCGGATCACGGCTTGGTGGCTGGACCGGCGTGAGTACGCCGCAGGTCAGGGGGCACGCCAAGCCATCGTCATTGCCCAGGCACGCGCTGAGGTTCGTCATGACTGATCGCGTCCAGTGGCGAGTAGACCCGATGGTGGCGCGCGGCTTCGGTCCGCATCAGGTCATGGTCTACATCGCGTCCGTGTACGTATCTGGCCGCTGCCTGGACTCCGTTGCTTGCGCCAGCCGTCGCGATGCTCATGCGTTGGCGCTTGATATGGCACGTGCCGCTCAATTTGCGCTCAGTGACGAATCCCAAGCACACGTTGAGGTTCGCCAGTGATCCCGGCCCCGCCCACATTCATCACGGCGCCGGTAATCCAGATGGCTGGCGATTCACTCGACCTGTTCCTGCGCATCAACGTGATCGCATTCGGCGTGTTCGTTCTCTGCGCCTGCGTCGTCATGTGGATTGCCCACGACCGCGAGGGCGGCTGGTGAGCACCTTCCTCGACAACGTCTATCGCTGGCTTTTCCGTTTGCCTGTGTGCACTCCAGGCCACTGCTATTGCCGCCGCACGTGCATCTGCATCACTCAGGAGCCAACCGAATGAGCGGCGGAGCCTGCAAATTCTGCGGAAATATCAGTGTCTACCTGTTCAAAGGTGGCCTCTGCTACGAGTGCAGCGAAAGCGACGTGCGCGTGCCTCTATCGGCAACACCGGTTGATCGTCGCTCGCCCGAGCTGGCTGCATTCGATGTGGCAAATGCACGCGCCTATGGCGCGCAGCGTCGTGCCGAACTGTTCAATGAGAAGAACGCCGCGCACGGATTCTCGGCGGCGGCCGGAGGCCGACGCCTTGGGCTTGTCCATTCTTCAACAAGTGACACGCGCCGCGTGTCACTCACTCTCGACCCGAATCACATTCGTGGTCTGCGACTGAAGAAGTCGCTGATTACCGGAGCAAGGCTTCATGACCAAGAGGCGAAACAAGGCTCGTTCCGTGGCGCGTGGTACATGCTCACCACGACTTACCGAAACGGAAGTGACGCTGGCCCTCGTGACATTAGCGAGACACTTAAGCGCATCCGGGGCTTCTTCAATCGAGCTGTCCGATTGCGCTACCGGGGATACCGTCCGCGTTTCCGTTACCTCTGGTGCGGTGAGCTCACTAAAGCCGGGGTTCCCCATTACCACGTCTTGATCTACATCCCGCGCGGCATCTTCTTGCCGAAAGCAGACAGGGCAGGGTGGTGGCCTCACGGTCACACCAAGATCGAGAAAGCCCGCAATGCAGTGGGCTATCTGGCGAAGTACGCCAGCAAGTTTTCCCCCGACATGCTGGCGTCGTTCCCGAAGGGATTCCGCACTCATGCCATCGGCGGGCTCAACACTGAATCGAAGCGTGAACTGCGCTGGTGGAAAGCACCTAAAGCAGCACGCGATGCACTCGGCGTGCTTGCCGACATCCGCAAAGCCCTGGGCGGCTACGTGGACAAAATCACCGGCGATTTCTGGCCCTCGCCGTGGAAAGTGATCACCGACAGGGGCCGGATCATCGTATGGAAATTGGAGATACCCGCATGAGCAAGATCATCATTCGCACTGCCACCGTCACCCCCCGCCAGATCAAGCGCAAGGACGGCAGCACCATGGTTTTCCGCGAGCAGTCCGCCGCGATCATGAAGGACGGGGAGGACTTCCCGCATCCGTTCCGGCTCGGCCTGGATGATGCGCAGGCCCCTTACCCGCCGGGCGACTACGTGGTGGACGCATCGAGCTTCAATGTCGGCCAGTACGGCGACCTGATCGTGGGCCGCCGTCTCATGCTGGTTCCGGTCGCGCCTGCCGCGACTGCGCCCGCTTCCGCCAAGGCTTAAGTCATGGCGCGGTACGTCTACGAATGCCTGCAATTCAACCAGCAGACCGGCACCTGTGAGCAGGCTGGATTCGTGCCGCGCACCGATATTCCCGCACTTACCACTGCCGAGGTGTCGGGAATCCTGTCCATGGTCGCGGTGTGTTTCGCCGTGGCATGGGCATACAAGCAGATAGGCAGAACCATCCGAAACTAACGAAGGGGAACACCATGGAACTCGATGCATCGAGCGCACTGACCATTCTGGCCGGACTGGCCGCTGTCCTGGGCACCATTGGTGCCGCCAAGCTCGCACCGGCTGCAATCTCGGTCGGCTTCAAGTGGATCAAGGGCGCGATCTTCGGTTGATCGCTGTAACACGGGGCCGGGCAATCCGGCCCCTTTTCTATGGGGGATTTGTGATGCTTGGTCTATTCGTTCTCTGTGTTGGCAGTGCCGCGCTCTACATGGCATTCGGAGATTGACGTTGACTGCGCGCCACCTTCTTTCGGGAGCGCTGACCTTGCTGCTTATGGCAGCAGGTGCCTTGGTCTCGCCTCGTGCTTACGCTCAGAAACAGCAATGCTATCTTCAGGGCAATTACCTACAGTGCGATCAAGGCACAGCGTTTGCGGAGTGCCAGGCCTTCATGGCCGCTACACGCGTTAAGTATCCTGCTGCGGAATATGGTGCGTGCACTGCAGGTGTCATCGGCAATACTCCCGGCTTTGACGGCTGGGTGAAGACCTACTCCGCAGGCGTGAAGGGGACATTTACTGGCGCAACCTCGGTTTTCTACGCGTATCCGCTTGACAAGAAATGCTTGGCTCGCTCGGAAGAGCTTGGGTGGGAGGGCGGTTCTACCGCTGCCTCGGTCAATGTCTGTCACAACGGATGCATGTATTCCAGCTCACTGGACCCTTTGGGAGTGGCCGGGTTTAGCTACATGCCAACTGGCGGCACCTGTACTGAGTCGGATGCCCCGTCCCCGACGCCTGCAACGCCGGGAGGGGATGGGGATGGGGACGGCGGAGGGACCGGTGGTGAAACGGGCGGTGGCGACGGCGACGGTGGTGGTGGTGGTGATGGCGATGGTGGTGGTGATGGCGGCAGCAACGGAGAGGGGGGCGGCAATGGCGACGGCGACGGTGGTGGCAATAGCGATGGCGGGGGAGAAGGCGACGGCGATGGTGATGGCGATGGGGAGAACCCCAGCCTTCCGGAGAACCCCACATACCCCGGCGACATTCCGATGCCCTACGCAGATCCGCCAATTCCGAGTAGCTACCTCGGACAGTGGTCAAGTGGTCTCGGCGGTGGTTCTTGTCCGGCGGCCAAGACGATTACGGTCGGCGTGGGGTCGATCTCTACTTCCGTCAGTTTTGAGTTCAAACCGCTCTGCGATTTCGCACAGATGATCAGGGGCTTGGTCATTGCCTGCGCCGCGCTCGCGGCTGCATACATCGTCTCAGGAGTGCGAAAGTAATGCCTTGGCTAGCCGCGTTTCTCACTCAACTCCTGGGCAACTCCCTTGCTCGCGTCCTGACTGGCGCGGGCCTTGGTCTCGCTACAGGCGCAGCCCTCTTGCCGCTCGTCAAGGGCGCACTCAACCTGATCACTCAGAAGTGGTCAGGCATCGCGGCCGATCTCGCCGATGTGATGCTTATGGCCGGGGCAGGGGAGGCCATCACCATGATCGGCTCTGCCATCGTGACCAAGGTTCTCATCGACGCAGGCAAGGTCGCCGTACAGAAGGCAGCTTCCAAATGATGTATTTGATTTCCGGTCAGCCCGGCAACGGCAAGACCTTGCGCGCGATGTCGATGGCGCAGGAGTTCTACGAGCAGAACCAGCAGCAGGTGAAGGACGGCAAGGCGCAGCCGCGCCGATTCTTCACGAATATCGCGGGCGCCACAGTAGAGGAGGGCGCAGACGCTTTTCCATGGCTCGAAAAGCTTCCCGAACACAATGACTGGACACAGCTTCCGGACGGGTCTTTCGTGATCTATGACGAAGCGCATTCCGATGGCAACACTCAGGGGCTGGAGCGCTACGGCAAGCTGTTCCCGTCGACCGGAAAGCCGGGGGAATCCGATGATCCTCGCATCCGCGCTATGTCGACGCATCGGCATCGCGGTTTCGATCTTGTGTTCGTCACGCAATGGCCGAACAAGATTCACCATCAGGTGCGCACGCTCATCGGCTCGCACACGCACATGAATCGTTCGTTCGGCATGCAGCGAGCAGGCGTCCTTACGTGGTCGCGTGTCCAAAGTGACCCGTACGATGAGAAGGTGCGCGACAAGGCTGAAGAGGAAATCTGGGCTTACCCCAAAGCGCTGTATAGCCGCTATCGCAGTGCGACGCTGCACACGGCCAGCCACAAGTTCAAGGTGCCTAAGAAGGTTTGGCAGGCGTTGTCCGTCACTATCGCGCTGGTCCTTGGTGTCTGGATGATCTATGCGTTCATCGTCAAACCGCCACCGGCACCAAAGAAGGTGGATCAGGGGGCCGGTGCTTTGCCGGCGGCTGGAGCCCTGGCGCCCTTGGGCGCGGGCGTGCCGGCGGCACGGCCCCTCAACCGCGAGGAGTACATCGAACGTCACAAGCCGCGGATTGAGTTTCAGCCGTGGTCTGCCCCTGCCTTCGATGATCGCAGCGTTCAATCGCAGCCTGAGTTGTACTGCATGTCATCCGGTACCACCGAGCAGGACACCACCTGCACGTGCGTAACGGAGCAGGGCACTAAGGCCAAGATTTCGATACCGGTATGCGTAGCGATCGCACGCGATGGCCCGGCCTACAATCCGTATCGAGCGCCGCGACAACAGGCAGAACCGGCACGGGATGATCCAGCCCGAGCCATCGCTCAATCTGAGTCGCCCAGCTCCCGTGAGGCTTCGCCTCACGCGCTTGTCGAGGTCGGGAAACGACCAATGGGGACGTTCCCTGAGACGCCGCCGTACCCGGCCAGCTTCTGATTTGCGTGACGCATCACGGGGGGCAGGATGAAGAAACCTGCACCCATCCATTTTCCACGCGCCGGAATGTCTGTCCGTTGATGCAGCGGTGATCCGGCGCAAGTTCCTTGGGCCTTGCTGCTCGTTCTGCGGCCTCACGCTTTTTGCGCACTTCGGCCATGGGGACTTCTGGATACAGCTGGCGCGCGAGGGCCTCTCCGGCACGCTCTTGTTCTTTCATGGCTGCGTGTCCTGCAATCCCCAGGACACCGCATGTTGCAAGCAGCAGAGCGCTGCCGCCTATGAACACTCCTAACGCCACCTTCCAAACCAATCCCGTCGAATTCGCCATCTATGGCACCCCCAAGTGATCCGGCGGCCATTCTACGGGGTGTAGGGGCAGCGCCCCTACGGAAGCGCCTCACACGTGCTGGCGAGGCCTCGGCCCCGGTACTGGTAGTACACCCGCCACAGGATCGGCGTCAGGACCAGCCATCACCCCGGTAGACCGCTTTGCGCGACGATGGGCGACCTCGGCCAGGTCAACGATGCCCGCACGCCCGAATGGCCGTTTCTGACCGCCTCGTGCAATCTCCATCATGCGGCGCCATTCCTGCGCCTGTGCGGCCAGCAGGGAAAGCCACGCAAGGTCCTGCGGTTCCAGCTCGCGGCCTTCAGGTGTAACCAGTCGGCCACGCTTAAACGAAAAACCGGCCCAAGGGCCGGTTAG